CCTTGGGCTTGTAAAACGATTCTGCTTTAGCAGCAGCAGCTCGGACGGCCGGAGGGACGGATGTGGCGGGGTCGACATCAGGCAGGGTAGTAATCGTAGTAGTCACTTACACACTCCAATGCGGCGCAGGCGCGTACGGCGTACGCGGCGTGGGCCAACTCAGTGGGGTTTTAGTTTCGCGGCCTGCTCGCGGACGGCGGCAAACTTTTCCAACATCCGTCCGATAGCGCAGGCAGCGCCTTGCATTCGCTGAAATTCGTGGGGGGTAGCAGAGAGAAGGAGCTTAGTTTGGCCGTCTGCAAACTTAGCGAACTCAGCCAAAAACGTAGCCCACTCACGGGGCGCGCTACGGGCGAGATCGGCCGTAGCGATAATAAATTCTCTATCCAAACAGCCCCCGTTTGGGTGCTTTCTTGCCGTACTGCCCAAGCATGCGGTTGAGGTGATCGCCCTTGGTAACCGACGCCATGCCGTGCCGGTTAGCTAAGGTCTCAACCTGGGAGCCCTTCTTTTTGTAGCTCTTAACCGTCCACTCATTCGGAGCGCCGGCATCCGAGTCGTCAGCGGGGCCACCCTCACGCATTAGCTCTCTCCCGTCATCCCAAGCATGCCAAAGCCGGGCCCCATGAACTGCGTCGGGTCCTGTTTTGCGGCCTGCTTGGTATAAATACGCGTGTTAATCGGCTTCATCTTCGGCGGTCCTGCCGTCGAAGGGAATGCTCCAGCCCCCGTGGGATGCTTTACGGGGTGCGGGATACGCGTCTTAAACTTCGCCGTGGGGTCTTCAATCTTCACTGCTTAAACACCACGAACGACACCTTAATCGTGCCGTTAAGCGCCGCCGAAGCGTGTACGTTCTGTACCAAGATCACGACGCTGCCAGCGGCAGGCGTAATCTGCGTAATGCTCGGAGTACCGGTCGAAGACGTGCCGTACTTAACCGACGCCAACACAATATCACCGGCAGCGATAGCTGAATCAGTCAACGTCAGCGTGTAGACCGCGCCAGCCGCAGTAGTGAGCGCCTCCGAGGTAATGACGCCCTTCATCTTGTTCAGCGTGGCCGCGCCCGACGACGCAGTAGCCGTCATCGTGCCGTGATCTACCGGCAACGAGTTAAGCGCCGTACTGATGCCAGCAGGCGAGTCAAACGACGTGTGGTTGTAACGCGAGGTCATATAACTAACTCTCCCTTACTTCACGCTGCAGCCAGCGGTCGCAGGACCCGCCGTCTGCGGGCCAAACATTTTACCCTTGCCGCCAGCGGCCCATTTGCCGCCGTCGCCACTAACCTCATGAGCGGTAACGCCCTCTTTCTGAGGGCCAGCAGCCTGCTTGCCAAACATGTGGCCACCGCCGCCTGACATGAACTTGCCACCATCGCCACTCGTATTATGCGCGGTGCCGCCCGGTTTCTGCGGGCCAGCAGCCTGCTTACCGAACATCTTGTTATTGCCGCCTTTCAAGAAGCTAACGCGCCCCTCGACTTTAGTTGGCGAACTCTTCACTGAGGTCCTCCTTGTATTTTGGGTTGCGCAACGGAAGTCCGCGGACCCATGTCGTTATTACCTGGTGGCGTGGGTTGATCCCCTTGCGCCTGCTGCGCCGCCTGCATGATATGCATCTGCTGCGCCGCCTGAGCCTGAGCGGCGACTTCTTCGTCGCTCGGCACAACTTTCTCACCATCAAGACCGAGATTCTGGGAGACTGCGCGCAGTACAGAAGCGCGGCCCTTTGGTCCGATGATTTGCATGTCAACGGGGTTAGCCGTTGTCGTAAGAAACTCAAGCTGACGTGACCGTTGCGTTTCGCGCTGGACTGCCACATCCACACCTTTAACGCGGATAGCTTCCTCGCCCGTTAACAAGCCGGAAGTATCCGTGAGCATAACCATGTCAAATAGCTGAGTAAGTAGCGGATCAAACACGTCCCGGTCGATGTTAGCTGCAACCGTCTGCAGAATCTTAGAGGCGTTACCCATGAGCATCGCCAGGCCCGAAGCCGTCCGCCCAGCACCGCCGCCAGGGGAGTTACCAGACAGGTAACGCGGGATGGCGCTTACATCATCAGCCATACCCATAAACGCCTGAAACACTGCCAGCAGCTCTTGCGCATTTGACACCGGCTGAAAGAAGCTGATCGGCACCTGGGAGTTGTTTCCCATGGTGTCCATCTGGTAGTGCCACCGCTTCCAGGCGTAAAGTTCCTCGCCATTCTCACCTGGGGCAAGGCGCTCGTCGTTAATCATGACCTGGGGGCCAGACGAGATAGACAGGTTATTGACCAGACTCCGCAGGGTGGCGTTGCAAACGTCCTGTAAGTCAGAGATAATATCCGGCAAGCCATTGCCCACGGGTGTGCCGGGGACCTTCTCAAAGCTCGTAATGAAGTATGGGTGCCGCTTGCGCGGGCTCGGGGCGAGCTGAACCTTGATGATATGAGAGCCAATAATCCACGCCTGCACGGAGTAGTCGCGCATGTCGTCCTGGATCAGAGACTCATCCATCCCGTAGTCAAGCAGCATGCGCCCCTGCACGTTGCCGTGGTATTCAAGCTGCGTAATAAGGCCAGACCGATTAAAGAGGGGGTTCTCCCGGCTTTCCATGACGGCGCGCTCGGCATCGGATGTGTCCCAGTTATCGACGATGCCGCCACGGCCATACTCATCCAATACAGCCCTGACTTCGTCCTGATTAAAACCAGGCAGGTCCAGCACGTCGTTAAGGTCCGTGCGTGTAATGCGGGAACGCTCGATAACCTCCGCGCTCTCAATGTCGGATACTCCGGGCGTCCACCAAAGGTCAAAGGGGGACACACGTGACCAGCAGAGCTTGGGCTCCTGTTTGATTACCGCCTTGCCGTTCTCCCACACAACCCTAGGCAAAATGCGAACGGTCGGTCCCTTAACGCAAGCGAACGGAAACAGTGGCAAGTCCACAAGGAACTCAGCCATCGCTTTATAGAACGCACCCTCAACCAAAATCTCGTCAAGCTTGTCCTCTGCAATCTTGGCTTGTTCACGTGACTTCTTCTTGGCGGCGTCCCGCGCTGCGCGCATAAGGTCAAACACACGATCTCTCACGGCGCCAGAGTCAATAGGCTGGCCGGCGGACTGCACCCCCATGGCCTCCGCCTGTACTAGCTGCTGAATCGAGCTAAGAACTTCTGGGGGGATGCGCGGGTCTGGCGGGGCATCGAGACCCCAGGACCGGTCAGAAGCTAAGTAGATGTCGCGCAATAGCGAGCTGGCGCCGCGGCACTTGGCAGCAATAATGCGGGCATACACCTCAGACCCGCCGAACTTCTTAATTTCCTGGAGTTTAGTGGCGTCGTATTGCCCATTAAACGCGCGCATAGCGGCAAGCAGCCGCTCGGACCAACCTGACCCCATGTTATTGCGGTGGGCGCGAAAAACCTCAAAGCGCGAACGGATAAACCCGGCCAAGCTGTTAGCTGCCGCATCCGGCAGGGCGGTCTGCGCGTTTGCGCGCTCCTCGTTCTGCGCTTGGATAGAAGCTTCTAGGGCCGCAGGGGGGACTACACGAAGCACCCCCTGTTGGGGGACGGTGTTAGCCGATGGAATAGCACCAGGAAAAGCCATTCTTCGTGATTACCATGCGTGGTAACACACGGAGTTAAGTCCATCCAGCCGCAGTGACTCGCGGGGCTATCCTGGTAGGGCGGGGGGTTAACTGCCGCGAGATGTACCCCTGCATTCCTCCATGAGCAACCAAACATCCATACTGCAAATCATCCGCGATATGGGAGAACTCGTTTTTCTCAGGCGTTGGTTTACGAACTCCAGCCCTAGTCTTAGCGTATCGGTATCCGCCTGACATGGCTCGGATAAGCACAGGGCATCGTCCACGGTCGAATAGGATAGCAGGACCACCGTCACGCTGGGCGAGGAGGAAGGCTTCAACTGCCCGTATACGTGGATCGAGATCGTTGGTCGGGGCGGGGAAAGCGCGGAATCCGAATCGTTTGAGGGCATCGAAACTCGTCTCCTCATAGATCGTAGACTTTGCTCTGCCAGCAGGGTCGCCCACCATCGCGATAGGAAATCCAAGATACCGGTCCTGCATGAGGACGGGGCGCAGCGCGCGATTTATGTGAAGCTCTAGCCCTACGTCTTCGGCAATAACCTCTTCAAGCACCAATAAGCGGCCCCGATGATCGGATTGGACAATGAGGGAGCATGGATCGCGACCGAAGTCCTGGCAAACGAGCAGCGGATGCCCTGGGATGGGCATGACTTGATCAACTACGTGGAAGCTGAGCTTGAAGCTATCTCGGAAGACAGCAGACCCACTCGGGTCTTCGCCATATTCCGCGTTGACGTAACGACGCACCCAATCTGGGTTGGGGTTGCGCGCGTTACGCTCGTAATACTGCCTACCCCTGGCGATACGGTCGGGGTGCTCTACAGGAAGCCGTTTACTCTCAACACTCTGATTAAGGTGGGGAAGGTTCTCTGCGTCGGGAGACAGCCCCCCAGGCTGAATAAATATAGCCCAATCCGGCTGGGGCTCCGTCATGAACTTATGCCACGGAGTGCCCTCTGTCGCCATGTTTGTGTCGGCGATTATCCCACACCACGACGCTCCAGAGTTTGGATAGCGGCCGCAACGACCAGAGAGCGGAGCAATTAGGCTAACGTCCATCTCGAT